AAATCTAATAAATGCGTCTGCCATGTTTTTTTCCTGTAATAAATCCCATTATAAAAGATAACCCTATCACAACACAGATAGCTAATAAATGCCAAATTAAAAAGGTCATGCTAAAAACCAAGTTCTTCTTGTTGCTTCTTCTTGAGTTTGTTGAGTATAAGAACTGTTTAATAATTGAATTAACTGTTCCAACTGTCTGACTAACTCATAAAAGTTACGTGGATCATAACTTTGAGGTGGATCAGGGAATCTTTGTAAGGTTAATTTTGCCATGATTTATTCTATCGTAAAATTAGCAGAAAAAATAATTCTTTCTTTATCTTTATTAGGTAAAGCTTGATGAGCTAAATAACTAGGAAATATAACTAATTTGTTATCTTCTGCCCTTATATCAATATTGCCATAATCAATGTAAGGAAAACCTGGAGGATAAAATCTAGTGGCTCCTGAGTCTACAGAAGATTGCATATAATAAATTAAAGAATACTCCTTGAGATTTATGCCATGAGTGTGAACCTCATGGTTATGTTCGTAGTTGTAAATTTGAAACCAACAATCAATAAAAGAAAAATTTGTTTTATTTTGTATTTGTGTAACATAAACCAATACATGTTTAGATATATGCTCCATAAACTCTTTTAAAGAATCTTCTACAATTAATTTTTCATTTGAATAATATGTAGTTTTACAATTATCCCTTTCTTGATAATTTAATTTTTTTACGTATTCTTTAATTTTTTCTTCATTAAAATGGGTATATATTTCATAAAAGCTAGTGCTAAAAATATACTCTTTAATTTTTAAGTCAGTCAACTATTTATTATCTTCTACCATCAGGTTGTATATCAAATCTTATAGTTCCAAGTCTCCAGGCTGTGCCTGTTGTATTAGAAACAATGTTTGCTGTGAATTGTCTACCACGTCCCCTTAAATCTACTTTATCTGTAGAAGAAGTAAAGCTTGAGCTTTTTGTTACAACATTAGAATCATTGGGATAAGTAAGAAATTGTAAGTCCATATTAAGTGTTCCACTTTGATTTTGAACATCAGGGATATATCTTTTTACAAAAGAAAAATCTTCCCCTTCAGTGATACTTACCGCGCCTGATTTTAAGAAAGCTGTGATAGCTGTTCCGTCCGCATCATTACCTGTTTCGTGTTGATACACAATACTTGCTCCATCTGTAAGTCCTTGAATTGTAGATACATTGCCATAAGCAGTAGAGGAATAATTTGTGGCAATAGGAATCTGATAAATTTCTCTATCTATCCAAGTGGTCCTGTCTAAACTCCCTGTCCACCAAGTATTTTCTACATAGTTATAAGTTACTTGTGTATCAATTTGATCGGAGCCACTTGTAGCATAAAACCATGTGATTTCATTAAATTCATCATTGTGTCCTACATAAGCATTTTCTGAAGCTGTTAAACTAATATTACCAAAGACAGCCTGTTCTACTGTGCAAGGTAGTTTTTTAACCGAACCATCAAAGACATAAAAAGAACTTTGAGACATCCAATAAGAATTACCATTAATATCAATCGCTGCATGTTGTGCTAGTAATCCGCAACTTTGACCAAGTTGTCTTAGACCAAAAGTAAAAGGAGGACCAATAAATTGTAAGGAATGCAAAGCTGTGTCTGTCCAAACCATAATAGCACCTCTTGATCTTGCAGCTCCCACGATCCGTGAGCCGTCGGCAATTCTCAATGAACCAGCAGTGTTTTCTGCGGTCGGTGCATAGGTTTCAATATTTTCTTGGTCAGAAAATCTAATGAGTAAATCATCTTGAGGATTAACTCCTCCAATCGTTGTCTGTGTTCCAAATAAAAGTAAGTGTCTGTCAGGTGTGGAGACTAAATTTAATCTAGATAAGGTAGGTGCATTAGGCACGGCAGCAGCTCTTGTTCCAACGCCCCCTGATAAATCCCATCGATAAGTTCCACCATTTAAAATAGTGATAATTAAATCTTCACCAAAATTGTCCATGGACAATTGTCGAGCGGCAATGGTTGTATTGGAAGTTGTACGAGGACTGCCATAAGTACTTTCACCCCAAGTTCCTGTTCCCCAACCATAACCAAATTCAGATAGTGTTGGTCCAATATTAATTTGATAATTAGCTGTGACTGTTCCTCCACCGCCAGCAGTTGTGCCTGAAGCTGTAGAGCCATCTGTAAAAGCAATAGTATAAGCTGCGGTATTAACAATACTTTGTATTTGAAATTCTTGATTAAAATCTAAACTGTCGACAGTTGAGGCTCCTGTATAAGTAACAAAGTCTCCTAGAAGAGCTCCATGAGCTGTATCAGCTACTGTCACTGTCGCGTTGCCAGAAGCTGTTGTAAAAGGATTGGTTAAGACTTCTGTCTCTCTAATCGGAGTAATGTCATAAGTGACACCCTCTGTATAAACATATAATTTTCTATCCGTACCAAAAGATAAATATCTTGTTCCATCTAAAGAAATCCATCCATGAATTGCTCTGGCTACACCTACTAGATAAGTAGCTACGAACTTAGTCCATCCCCCTATTTTTTGAGGAAGACTTTGAAAAAAACGTACATTATCAGAATCGACCCACTGACCTTGGCCCGTGTAGTCTGTAACTTCCTTATTTACGCCTGGTTTTATTGTGAAATTAACGAGTGGCATTTAATGACTATACTATAGAAATTTAACTTTTAAAGCCTGTTTTTATCCTTTTTTCTTCCATCTATGAAATTTTTTAAGAAAAATATTGATTGTGTATCTTCCATCTTCAATTGAAGAACCATGATGACCAAAGGCACTATGTAATATTCCTTCTTTAAAATACACCGCATTTGATTGATTAAAAAAAAATGTATTAATTAAATCTTCTGATTCATTATAAAAATGTGTGCCTGAAGATAAGTTAGTGGGAGATAAATTAATAATAACTGTGTCACTCTCATCTATATGTTTCCAATCTTTTTCTTCATCTTCTTTTAATCTTAAATGTGTATACATTTCAATTTTTTCGTATTCTTCCATATTAAGTTCAAATTTAATCTTTATTAAGTCTAATAAATAAATATATAAAAAAGGAACACAGGATCGAAAATCTTCTGAACGATAGCCAGGCCATATTTGTTTTGCATTAAAAGTCTCATTAAAAGTTTTTGCATCAAAAAGTTTCATACTTTTACATAATTTATACACGTCAGAGCCGTAGAACAAAAAATTATTAATAACTTTAATCATAAATTAATTATTTAAAGTAAGGTCCTACAAGCCAAGTAATTAAAGATCTTCTTATGCCAGAAGTGACTGGTTCTACTCCGTGAAGTAAAAAAGAAGGAAAAACAACTATGTCTCCTTTTTGTTGTTTAGGGTAGAATTTACCATAACCTTCATCTATAAAAAACTTACCTCCTTCAAAGTCATCATTGAGAAAAAGAATAACACTAATTTTTCTTGATTTAGTATTATCAACGTCTAGAAGAAATGTATCTATATGTGAGGAAAAATGACCGTTCTTATCATACTTTAAAAATTCTGTTTGATTACTTTCTGTTACATTAAACTTCCATTTGTACGCATTTGCTTGAAAACCTATTCCTGTTAATGTAGCCCCAATACCTATATCATTAGGTAACTTGAGCTTTTTTGAATCTCTAACTGTTTTTTGAAGAGTTGTGACCTCATTCCCTATAAGGCACTCTTCTAAAGATTGAGCTTCACACTGTTTAATAATTTTATCACAGCTTTCAGAACTAAAGGCTTTGTTAACACTGCTGTAAACAGTTAATAAAGAATTATCTTCTTCATGATGAAGTAATTTTCCTTTTTTGTCGTATTTCCATTCAGCATGAGGGCCTTTAGTGTTGACGTAATGAACAAAGACTTGAAATTGCCATTCTCCTTCAGTGTATTTTTCTCTCCAATGAGGAATATCAAGACCTCTAAAAAGAAGAGCGTCCCCTACATTCATATCTACTTTTAAAGCATCACTTTTATCTTTTTTTGTACCTACATAAATAGGCCACTGTTCCCCTTTAAATTTTAAATTAATTGTTGCAGTGATTTCACACGCTGGTCTATCCGTGTGTATTTTTAATTCATCGCCTTTTGCGTATTTTCTTGCATAACAAAAAGAAGGATATAATGCTAGTCCTGTTATTTCAGAAAATATAGGAGTAAGTTGTTCTAATAGACTATCTAAAACAGGAGCTCCATTTATAGAATGAGAAAGGGGGCACTGCCAATCTTTTTTAGAATGTCCCTCATCTATTAGTCTTTGAAGTTCATTAGATACTTCGTCAGCTACCTCTACATTTAATAATTCAGGACAAAAAATAAACCCTTTTTCTTGAAAAATTTCAGAGTTAGTTTGAGAGTTCACTTATAATTCAGGGTCTACAGGAATTAAGCTAAAGGCATTGTCTTTATACCAATACTGAGATTGATAATTACCAATAACTGAGGCATCAGCACCATCAGCTACGCCAGGACAATCTATCCAAGACATATCACTATAAACAGGAAATGTTGCATCATTTTCTACTATATCGAGAAGTCTTTGTCCTTCAGTACCTTCATAATCTGTAATTGTATCATTTATTGAAATTAAAGCTTTCATCTAACTAAACTCCTCTACAATAACTATTCCAGAGTCTCCACCTTGACCAGTAGAATAATAATTAGGAGCATGGCCACCAGTTCCTGAGTTACCAAGACCTGAAGTAGTATTCCTTCTTCCTGACAAAGCACTACTTTGAAGATAAAAGCCACCCATATTAAAATCGCCACCTGAGCCTACTCCACCAGTTCCGTGCAAACCAATTGCAGGACCACTGCCACCGCCACCGCCACCTGAAGCAGATACATGGGAACCAAAAGAAGATGTTCCACCACTGCTACCGCTACTTCGACCACTGCCACCGCCACCGCCACCACCGACAGTTACAGTTTCAGTAGCATCTACAGTACCAGCTTGAATACTTTTTTCACCTAAACCGCCGCCAGCGCCAGGCCTTGGAGTGTTACCTGGAGGATTATTTCCCCCACCGCCACCGCCGCCACCTAAAACTCTTACTCTTAACGCCGCTAATCCAGCTGGTTTAGTATAAGTTCCACTACCTGTAAAAACGCTCATAGTATAATTACCACCCGCTGAAATAGATTCATAAGCAACCGCAGTGCCTGGAGCCGTTACAGTTAAAACTTGTCCCGCAGAACCAAGACTTGTTAGACCTGTTCCACCTTTAGTTGTAGGTACAGTGTCGAGACGATCTGAACTTAATGTTCCTGAAGATACATTAGCTGCGTTTAATGTTGTAAGATTTGCACCTGAAATATTTGCAATTGTTCCAGCTAAGTTTGCTGCTGGAAGATTTGTTAAACTAGCTCCTGAGCCTGAAAAAGTTGTAGCTGTTGCTACTCCGTTTGAATAAAGATTGATAGCCCCTGAACCAGCAGTTAAATTTTGACCAGCAGTGACAGTTGCTCCCGCATCTAAGGAAACAGTAGAATTAAACTCGGCTGTACTATCAGCTATAAAAGCACCTTTTGTATTGACGGCACCTAAAACAGAAGTAGAAACTGCTACATTAAAATTAGCAGTGCCATCACAATAAACTCTTGAGTAAGCACCTTGAGTAACTACAACACCATTAGCTACGTGTCCTGTTGCTGCGATTGTAAGAGCATAAGCTCCTGATGTATTGTTATAAATAAGATATTCACTTCCACCTGTAACAGCTGGAATTAAAACTGAAATAGCACCTGTTAAAGCGCCTGTAAGTTCAATAACTTTATTTGCTGATTCAGCGTCAGGATCTGCATTACCTGTAGTTAATGTAACATCAGCAGAACCCGCTACTGATTTTGATACGTAACCTTGAGCAAAAGCGTCAAGAACTTCTAAATTTGTATTTGTATTTGTTCCCCATGTAGCCGCATTAGCGCCTGTTTCCATGAGTTCTAGTTTTAAACTATCTGAATATGTTGATGCCATTTTTTAAACCTCTCCAAAATCTACTAAATTTTCCTCTACTATTCAAGGCATTATTTGCTATCTCTTCTTTTCTTATTAAAGATAATTTTTTAAGCCTTTTCTTCATTATATCTGATTTAGATAAATCTTTTACAAGTGATATTACCAGCATTTTATCTCCTGGAGCCTTTACTTTTAAAACTTCTCTTGCGGTAGAAGATTTAAACACAACTGCAAAACCTTCCTCAAATTGAAAAGGATATTTAACACTTTGCTTTTTAAAGCTTAGTTGAAAAGTATTTCCTGGCTTCCATTTATTTAAACCCATTACTATAGTTAAATCTTCTGTTAACTCATTATTATGAATTAATTCATAACCTTCCTCTAAAAATTCTATGACATGTATGTAAGAAATAGAATAGGGGAAATTTTTTAAAATTTTTAACTGTTCACCTTTAGGTATATCATAAGGGTTATTATAAAATTCTTCTTCTAAATCTTTAATTAAAGATTCTATGTAAGGATGTTTTATTTCTAAAAAATTTAAAGTTCTATTTGCATTTTTTGTAACAACAGAATTTTTAATTAATTGCTTTGTGGCTTTACAAAAAGCAAAAATATTAGTTGCTTTTTTAATAATATTTTTATTATTAAGTATATGGGTATTAATAGCAGAGGTTATCATTTTACGCAGCTATCGTAGCAGTATCTACCCCTGTCCAAGTATTGTTTGCATTGGTGTTTACGTTTGCCCATGGAGTTGAATATATATTAGCTAAAGATAAGGTCATAGTCAATGAAGTTGGGAAAACTAAAGCATCACCTGTAGGAGATATAGAAGCCTCACTAAAGGTCATTCCTATTCCTGTTGCAGAGACAATAACTCCTGTTCCTACGGAAACAGTGACATTATCTAAAGTAGTAGTTAACGTAACAGCGGTTGGTTCAATAACGGAAATAATCTCTATATCTACTGACCCTAGACTTGTATTGATTACAACAGGGTTTGGATCAACAATACTTTGAGCTTCAGCTATAACAGTGCCTAGCTGGAAATCCATTTGATCTGTTGGCGCAATGACAGCTACACTTCCTTCAGCAGAAACAGTAGCTCCTGATAAAGCAACGCCAATACTTAAAGAATCAGGTTCTATAATTTGATCTGTTTCAAGAGTAACAGAATCTAAAGTTGAATTAATTGGAAGTCCTGTTGTAGAAACAATAACTCCTGTTCCTACGGAAACAGATACGTCTGCTAAAGAGGAAACCATTTGAACGCCTGTGACGTTCGCAAAAATTTCTATATTTTCATTCCACGCAAAAGAACCCCAGGTGGATCTTCCCCAACCAGCATCCACTGATCCCGAACTAGCTTCTTCCCCTTCGGTAAAAGTCATAGACAAGCTTGTTACTTCAACAGCGTGACCTTCTTCAATAGTTGGTGTACCTAAAAATGTATTTACAGATTGAACGCCTGTAAGCGGAAAAATATTTATACCTTCAGCTGTATAGTCTCCTATAGCTAAAGATAAAGTAACGGGTGTACAGACTATTACTACGTCAGAAATCTGACTTAGTGTTCCAGTGCTCGCGCTGAATTCGACACCTGTAGCATTAACTGGTGCTTGTTCACCGAAAGAACCTGAACTCCAGGTTTCTCTACTCCAACCTTGTAAATCTGCCATGGAGACTTCCTAGACTAGGATAGTCTCAATATAGCACTTGTTGCATCATTTGTTGGAAACGCAATTGTGAATGTTCCATTAGTTGATGTTTTTACACCACCAAAATCTAAAACTGCAATCGCTGCATTAACATTACTTGCATTACTTGCATTGTATATTACAGCTGCTTGTGCTGAAATAGTTGCAGAAGTAAAACTTAAATTTGCAAAATCAACAAAAGCTGTTGATGCTGTCGCATTAGTTTTTGTTAAGCCTACAGTTGCACTTGCTAAAGTACCACCGCCAGCTGCGTATGTTCCTGAGTCTGGGACTTCATTAGTTACTGAATACGCTGCTGTGTTTGCGTCTAAAGCTGCTAAACTTGTAAAAAGCGCAAGGTTAATAGTATTTGCTGTTAAGCTATGTTCTGCTAACAGAACTTGTTGTTTAAATGTAGCACAAACTGCTTGGTTAATTGCCATCTTATGTACCTCCTGGGTCTACTGATCTTAGAGGAATTCGTAACACGCCATCCATGTACTCGTCCCTACGTTTACGTCCCATCTGTTCGTTAGCATAAGTTGTTAACGCCGATTGAAACTTCTGGTCGTATATTTGCATATCCTGTGGATTTTTCAAGTAAGAATATGCTTGAGCTACACAACCGTAAATTAAAACTTCTTGAGCATTTGTAGATAAGAATGTTGTTGTATTAGTATTACTAAGTCTTTCAGGAGTTTCATCATACCACATTTCAATAGTATATACTTCACTAGGAGTTGGAGCTAAAATAATATTAGTAGCATCCCAATTTCCCCAAAATTTAGGGACTCCTGTACCTGTAGATTCACTTCTTAAAGGAGAGTATTCATCTAAAAAGGTGGCATCTCTTTGTTGAAGCCAAGTACGCTCATTGTCGGAGTTGAGAATTTGTAATCCTCTAGCGAATCTGAATCCCCCTTCAGGGCCAGAAACGTTAAGAAAAGCATTATTAGCAACAGTGGTAGTGGTGGCATATCTTCGTTGTGCATCGGAATCAACCTCCCTTGCTACTTGATCTTCTATGTTAATAAGAAAAACATTAATAATGGAATTAGATAATACATTAATATCTACTTCCGTGTAGTTTCTAACATTGTCTAATAATTCAGAATAATTCATTATGGGTTCACTATCTCTATTACTACTCTACCAATTCTTGATCCTATAATCAATGGTTGTTCTTGAACTGATGGTTGCATTCCCACCGAAGTAAAAGAACTATCCCCTGGTGCTCCTACATAGACGTACATTACATTAGGTCCATCTGGTCTAGGGTTTTTTAAAGCTTCTGGATCAGGTCTATTATAAGGAGGATTTAATTGCGGTTGTTTTGATTCATAGCATTGAGTACAAACCATTAAACCATTCCATTCTTTTTTTAAATCTAAGTAAGAATATTGAAAGCCACATCTATCGCAGATAGCTTGTGAATGAGTGCCGACCGCAAACGCCATAATTAATACCCCGAAGGAAAAAAGTTTTGTGGAGTTAAGTGCACTGAAGTAGATTGACTACCTTCAATGAGTGCCCTATTAAGTTCATCTTCATAGTACATTTTTAATTCTTGAGTTTTAACCGGATTGTATTTTTGAGATAAATAAAAAGCTAATCCTGAAGTTAAACAAGGATAAAAAGTATAATAAATATCTGGTATGTTTGTATAAGAACCAGCGTCTTGAATCCTTGCCATATAATTAAAATTAATTTGAGTGTCGGTGACATTAGGAGTTAAATATAAATTAATTGTTACATTAGATTGACCATTAGCAGTGGCTATTTCTTGTTGTACATAATATTGACTTGGTGTTCCTTCAGAGAATTTATTAGGAATTTGTAAATACTCAGATCTTGAAACCTGAGTCATAGTTGTATCTACATTATTATTTCTAAAAACCGCTTCTAAAATATCATCGGTATTAGCTGGAAGTTGATAGGAAGTTGTGCCTGCAGTTAAATTAATTGTAGCATTTTCAACTTTCCAAATATGTACACCACGATTACCCCATTCAGAAAGTAATAAATTTAAACTTCTTTTAGCAGATTTAATATCATAACCTGTTCTTACTTGTTTATTACAACGTTCGAACGCTTCAGCGATAAGTTCTTCTGTATCTAGAGTAAAAGTGGTTGTACCTGAAGTAGACATATTAAATTACTTTTTAGTTCCTTTAGTTGTCATTCCACCTTTTTTCATTTTCATCATTCCGCCACCGCGTTTTTTAACGACTTGTTTCTTCATCATTCCGCCACCGCGTTTTTTGATAACTTGTTTTTTTTTCATCATGACTTGTACTCCTTAATAAAAAGTTTTTTATATAAATTTTGCCTAGTTAATACTACGTCTTCGTAGTAATCCTTTGGCCACTTCTCATAATAACCTATCTTATGGAGTTTGCAACTTGCTTCATACAGTTGTTTAAACTTTTGAACAAGCATCATAGAATATTCTAAATCACTATGTTTTACTTCTTCTTCTGTAGGGTCTGCTAAAAAGGCTTGTTCTTCTAGAGTTGCGGGATTGGAAGGATGAAAACCCATAAAATAAACATCTTTTTTATTGTACAGCTTATTGTAAAAATCTATTTTTTCTTGGAATTGTTCCGGTGTAAATTGATCCCAAAAAGGATCGCAAAAAATAATAATATCATGTTGTTTTTTGTTCCAAGATTTAATTACATCGGTAAGATGTTTTTCGTATTTTGTTTTGTCCATACGAACTTCAATTCTTACTTTCCCTTCTTTTCTCCATTTAGCCGCAAAAGGGCAAGCGGGAAAACCTATGTGTTTATTCATGGGTTCGAGAACTTTTTTAGACCATTGAATAACGTCTGCTTTAATTTTTTCTGCTTGTTTTTTACGAGACACGTCTAAAAGGTTTTACTTTCTTTGCTACACTCTTTGGTTGAGATACAAATTGTTTGCCTTTTTCTTTGCCTTTTCTTTTAGCTTTTGTTGTTGCCGCATATTCCGCAGGAGTCAAGCTCTTGATTGCTTTTTCTGGTAGATATCTTTCGCCTGTCTTAGAAGAAGGCTTTCCAGATTTCGTTTGCCATTTTTGATCTCCCCATGCTTTTAAACTTTTTTGTGACTTTTTTAAATTAACCATTAGGATTTATATCCTCCGCCAGCTTTTTTATATGCTTTAGCTACCGCTTGTGCTTTTCTCGCTGACCACTGTCCAGCGCCAGTTCCATGTGAAGCTTGTGCTTTAATACGATTAAATATATTTTTTCTTAGAGTAGGTTTTGTGTAGTTGCCTGCTTTATTAACTGTACTTTTTGTCATTGACCTATTTTTGGTCATTATCGCAAGAACACTCTTTAATGTGAAATACATTACAAGCTAATCTTTTTAAATAGTCTCTAATCTTTTTAAATATTTTTTTTATTTTTTTAAACATTATTTACCTTTTCTCATATAGTTTTCCATCCACATTATTTTTTCCTTAATAATAGCTACATCTGTTTTCATCTGGGAAATATCACTTACTTCTCTTTCTAATGCTTCTATTTTATTTGAAAAACTTCCATATAAAACTCCTACAGCTAAAATCATAGGAAGAAATGATGCGATATATTTGGTATCTATTTGCATTTGTTAAATAGTTTATAGAAAAATAAAATTAATTTATACATTAAAATTGAATAGGTAGTCACTGTTCTACTCATCATTTAAATGACCCCATTATCCCACCGAAGATATCTTTTAATCTTCCATTAACCATATTATCTATATAACTATTAAGTCCTTGATTATCCTTAAACGGTTGTTGATTGGGTTGAAAACTATTATTCCCTCCTAACGAAGGTGGTTTGCCAAATTCTGACAAACTATTAATTCCTCCCATTGTATTTTCGGGCATAGTATTTCCTGGCATAGTAGGCGTCATCGGTTGTTGGGGAGTAGGTGTCAACGAACCAATGCCTTGGGGAGGAGCTCCCAATCCTGGTATCGGTTGTTGCATACTTACAGGAATTTCGGGGGGAGTAACATTCAATTGATTCAATGGATTCGATGGATTGTTGAGTGCGTATGGATTTTCACCTGGGGTACTACTTAGTAGACCTCTTCCTGGTTGTTGGGGAGTAGAAAAAACATTTCCTTGATATAAATCTCTTTTACCAATTGAATCTAAATACTGTTTAAAAGCTCCATGCATCGAACTATTCATCGTCCTGTCTTTGCCTTTATATTTAAAGTCGACTGCATCTTGCTGCATCTTGTTAGCGTTTTTATGAAACTCAGACTCTTGAAATCCTTGCATAATTGGATCAACCGGCCCTGGTGTGGCATTGCCCAAACCTGGGAATCTACTTAGTAGCCCTCCTAGTCCTCCGCTTGCAGATTGTAATGGTTGCATAGGTGGACCTGAATATGTTGGTTGGAAGGAGTCTGTACCCGCATCATACCTAGTTTTAAAATCTTCAAATGTCAAACCTTCTCCATACCGTTTATCTCTACTGTGTGGATTTATTTTTCTGTATTCGCTAACGCTTGCTTGAAGTTTATCGTAGGCTGCTCTCGATGGATCTATTAACATTTCCACCTCTTCCTTGCTTGTCTTAATCTAGAATTTGGATCGGCCGCTGCTTTAGGGAATTGTTTCATTTGACCAGCGCTCCTTGCACAATAAGATTTTCTTCTCTTTGCATCTTTGCTTCCCTTTTTTACTTTACCTGTAACAGCCGTTTTTAATTTAGATCCGGGGTTTGCTTTTCTATAAGCTTTAACTCCTTTAGTAGTCATTCCCGCCCCTGATTTAGTAGGGCGGAAATTACCAGATTTAACGGAAGTTTTTATTTCCATATTTAATCGTAATACTTAATCCATTCGCACCAAACTACGTATTCTTGGCCAGCGACACTTGTAGTTGGAATCTCTAGTAAAACATCCCCTGAATAACCTGCGGCCTGTGTATTTTGAAGTGCTCCAAAACTAGAAAAATCAAAGTTGTTATCATAGTTTAAAGAAAGAAAAGGAACATCTGAGGTAGCGTCCCAAGCCATAGTTGCAGAAGCATTTGCTGCTCCAGCGCCTTGATACCATATTTTGTTTAATGCTACTCGAGTGCAACTATTGCCTCCACTAGAGGTAAGTGCTGAGACATCTACTAAAGTAATAGAACTTGCGCTTCCTCCGTCAGCTAAGACAAAGCATGTGTTAATTAATTTTCGGTCACCTTGAAATTGAATTGCTGGACCTGTTATTGTATTTGCCATTTTATTGTTCTCCTATCATGGTGAGAGAGACATTACTCTCTCTCACAGAGTTA